TTTAACAAGGGCGACATTATTAAGCCTATGGAGATGGACCACGCACATGCCACAACAGATAAGGCATATGCCAATAACTACTCGACATTAGATGCAGAACGAGATTACAGTAGAGACCCAAAGTCTTTATTTACATATACCTACAAAGTCAGTCCTGTAGATGAAAAAGAGATGCACTCAGAGACAGAACCGTGGAGAACTGACCCAGTTAAAAAGAACCTACGTCTTGCTAAAGACATTCCTAATATCTATGTGTCCAAAAAAGGATTTAAAGTAGAGGGCATCGAGTCAATGAGGGCGCACCCACAGATAGTTACAGATAACAAGGTTCTAGAGAACGCTCTGAGCGCTTGGAGACGAAAACGTGACAGAGAAGAGTCCTAATCCTGCTAGGGTCAAGAAGGTCCAGGAATTAAGGCGCTCTAACGCTGCTACCCCTGTCCCCTCTAAAAAGGTCTATACAAGGAAGAAAAAGCATTCAAAGGGCGCAAATCGGGCATCTCTTTAGGCTCAAACCCAAGTTGACCCCTTTGGTATCCTTGGGTACTGGAGGCGAAGGGGAGACCATGACAACAATCATTGGAGTTCAGTACGAAGACCACTGCCTATTTATGGCAGATAATCAAGTTACATTAGATGGTGGTCGTCGTTACAAACACCCCGATATGAAAAAGATTAGCAAGGTAGGCGAATACCTTGTTGCAGGTTCTGGCGAAGTTGCACCATGCGATATTGCGCAACATCTATGGACGCCACCTGCTATGTCTGCCAAAGACAGAAAAGATACTTATCACTTTGTTATTGCTAAGTTGATGCCATCGCTACGCAAATGTCTTGAAGACAATGGCTACGATTTCGATGAAGGCAAATCTGACGGCAAGTCAGGTGAATCACGATTCAATCTGCTTGTTGCCGCTAATGGTCAGATATTCGACATTGCCGATGATATGTCGGTCTGTATGTCAGATGCTGGCTTCTATGGCGTTGGCTCTGGCTCTCCATATGCATTAGGTGCTCTCTATGGTGGTGTTAAGCCAGAAAAGGCTATGGCTGTTGCTGAGAAGATAGATGTCAATACTTCTGGGCCGTTTCAGAAAGAAGTTCAGTACAAGAAGTAACTTTTGTGAAATAAATCACACTCTGATATAGTTACATATACGGCTTGCCATTCGGGAGCCATTAAACCTAGTCTCGTCTAAGGAGAGATTATGACACCCTATGAAGTTATGAAAAAGAAATCTACGTATCCTGATTACGCACATAAAATGGAAACCCCAAAGGACCCCTTTACAACACTTGAACCCTTTTTAAATTCATGGACTATCGGTTTTGACCGACACTTCCAACTACTTGAGGAGTTGCGCAATGCATCAAAGTCAACCTATCCCCCATACAACATCGTACAAGTTGATGACGGAGAGACCTACATCATCGAGATTGCAGCGGCTGGCTTCACCAAAGAGGATATCGAAGTCTCTTTTAGAGAGAACCAACTTATCGTCACTGGAAAGATGGAAGATGATTCAGCCCAGTATCTCCACAAAGGCATAGCATCACGGGACTTCGAACAGTCCTTTGCCCTTGCCGATGATGTAAGGGTAGTAGACGCATCTATGCAGGATGGAATTCTGTCCATTCGTCTAGAGCGAGAAATTCCTGAACATAAGAAACCACGAACAATTACTATCAAGTAATATACGTCACACAATTTAATACGAGGCTCCTGGGCATGAGCACGCAAAAACTGCCCATTCAATCTGCTAGGCTTTTCGTATGATTGTTAGCCTTAGTAAAGAAGAAGTCCGTGCATGTGCGGACATTGCGTTAAATCGTTGGATGATGAAGTGGGGCTCTATTGACCGCCCTAATTATGCTGGCGATAATAAAGCAAAACTAGAACCAGAAATTGCAGCCAACGTTAGAACTATCGTTGCAGAATACGCTGTGGCAAAACTTTATAAAATGCCACTAACATTTCCGTTCTATCCAAATGAAGAACATCCATTTAGACAGCACATTCCTGATGTTGGCTCTAATGTTGAGGTTAAGAGTGTTAGAACACGAGATGAGATTCCAGTCTTTCCTAAAGACATTAAACCTGGTCGCCTTCTCGTGGGCGCACGCGTACTCGACCGCGACTACTACTCAGAGGTAGAGGTATACGGTTGGCTACGAATGGAAGATGTGCAACGAGATGAATGGAAATACGTACCAGAGGGTTCATGGCGTATTCCATTGACTGAGTTCAACGACTCAATACCAGAGGTCGTGTATGTCTAAGACACAGGATAAGAGAAAGCAGAAAAAAATAGAACACGCAGAATTTATATGGAGGCAAGCGCAACTAAAGGCTGCCCTTGCCAAAACAGAGTTAGACCTAGCCATAGAGACGTTTAAGGAATTTACAGGAGAAATGACAGAAGAACAGATAAAACAGACCGAAGAGAAGACCCAAGAGCAGTACAAGCGCATCGAGGAGTACCTCATGAGCGAAAAAGAATTGTATTTAGAACGTATGGGTATCCAACACGACTGATAATTGTCCTGTGCTAAAACTTACTCTTGCTCTAGTGACCTCTGCAGCACTTTTGACTGGCTGCGGGTATGACGGTCACTTTAGATACCCTTGCCAAGACCCTACAAATTGGGAAACAGCAGAATGCAAGCCACCTATCTGTACTGCTTCAGGAACCTGTCCTGTAGACTTAGTAAAGACCCCTCAACCAAAAGGCCCACCAAATGAGTAAAGAACGCTTATCACCACAAGACCTAGACGCTAGATTAAAGTTTATTTTAGGAATCACACTAGGAACAATTCTTCTATGCACATCATTAGGCATTCTTTACGGCCTCCTATTTGTGACACAGCCAATAGGTGCTCAGTCTGAGAACGACAAGATGTTCTTTAACGTTCTAGGAAGCGTAGCAACGTTTATCACAGGTACCCTGGCTGGTCTTCTTATTGGTCAGAGCGGTGCCAAAGATGTCATGAAAGCAGTTCAAGACAATAAAGAAATTGATGCCAAGAATACAAGAGAAGACAAGAAATTAGAAGCAGAGATTGATGCTACAGCAGCACGTCTAGCAGCAAAGCCAGATGGCGCAATGCCAGAGGAACAGCCTGTTGATACAGATTGGGACAAAGACTAATGGCAGACCAAGGAACAGCAGCACGCCTTATTGAAGTTGCTAAAGCAGAAATTGGCGTTATCGAAGGACCAAAAGATAATGAGACTAAGTACGGTGCTTATACTAAAGCCAACTTCCAACCATGGTGTGGTTCTTTTGTTATGTGGTGTGGCAACGAGGCTGGAGTAAAGATTCCTAACACTGTATACACACCAAGTGGAGCAGCGGCATTTAAGAAGGCTGGTGCATGGATTGACGGAGATGTTGCAGACCCAGAACCAGGAGATATAGCCTATTTTGATTTCCCATCAGATGGCGTCGATAGGATTTCTCACGTAGGTATTGTTATTAAAGACAATGAAGATGGCACTGTTTGGTGTATCGAAGGCAACACATCTTCTAAGAAGTCTGGAAGTCAAAGAAATGGTGGAGAGGTCTGCAAACAACTTCGGGCCTATAAGAAGAACAAGGCTAACGTAATGATTTCAATTGTTGGTTTTGGTCGTCCAAAGTTTAAAAAGACAGCAGAAAAAACTGAATCTTCTACCAAGTGTCCTACTTGCGGTAAGTAACAATGACTCTTCCTACCAAGAAGAAAAAAATAATAGCCCGTATTTAAGGTTTAGTTGCCGCTAACCGTTTTCCACACGAAGCACACATTGTGTAGGTATATCCTGTAAATGGACAGGCTATGGCTTCTTTAACTCTGTGTCTACAAAAAGTCTGTTTTATAAGTTGTTTGAACATGGGTTGACCATAACATACTCGTTTTTATAGGGCAAACTAGTAGGGTGACTGTTACAAGTGCTAAGGTAAGCCTAAAAGTAAACGACCGTTGTGACAAATGCGGTGCTCAGGCAATGATTCGTGCTACTTTACTTACTGGAGAGTTGTACTTCTGTGGGCACCACGCTCGTCAGATTGCAACTCCTCTTGTACTTAAATCAATTGAAGTCTATGACCCACAAGGTGTGTTTAATTATGGAAAACAATAGATATGTGCTTGGTCAGGGGATTTTTGGAGGAATTAAGGGAAGTTATGGTAGATATAGCGTGGGACCTCGTGTGAACAGTCTTTCAACACAGTTTAATGATTACATGGATACTGTAGAAGAAAGTAAACGTCGTCGTTTCAAGAGAAAAAAAGAATCAGGTTATTCAGGCGCAGGTTTCTGGTTTGGTCTTTACCCAAACATGGTTGCAGGTATGGGCTCAGGAACAGGTGTGATGAATCCTGACCAAGTCCCTGCAGATGCTGGTTCTGGACAAACTGCTGCAACAACAGATGGTATGGGAATGGGTGGAACATCTTTTAATGGCGCTGGTGGTGTTAGTTAATGGATGAAGTATTTGGTTCTCCTAAAATGCAACGACAAACATTACGTGTTAATCAACGTCGTGGAATTAAACAACACTTTGGGTACAACACTAATTTAGGTTACAAATCAAAAGCAGAACCAAGTGTTGTTTCTTGGAACAATCGTGGTCGTGGTGTACAGGGTGAAT